CCACTCAACAGCATCACGAAAGGATCAATCTGATGGCTGAATATCGACACACAGAAACAGGCGAAGTTAAGACCCAAGGTCAATGGCGGAGCCACTACAGCAACGTATCTTTGCCTCGTGCATGGAAGCAAGCAACACTGGATGGCCTCAACCTAGAGGCTGTCTTGGCTTCACCAGCAGCCACCACAGGCGCATATCAAACGTCCGTGCGTGATGGTGTAGTACAGGACGCAAATGGTAACTGGGTGGAAAACTATGTTGCTCGTGATATGTTTTCTGACACCACGGACGAGGACGGTGTAACAACCACCAAGGCACAGCACGAAGCTGCATATCAGGCAAAACTGGATGACAAGGCTGGCGAGGCTGTCCGCGCCAAGCGCAACACGCTTCTGGCTGAGACGGATTACTTTGCGTTGACTGATGTAACGATGGATGCTGCGATGACCAGCTATCGTCAGGCTTTGCGTGACATCACAGATCATGCAAACTTTCCTAATCTGGACGACGCTGACTGGCCCACAAAGCCTTAAAGGGGGAGAAGGCACATGCCGTTAATCCCGTTAAAACTCCCCGCTGGCCAGTACCGCAACGGCACTGACCTTATGTCTCAGGGCCGCTGGCGGGACATTAACCTCGTCCGTTGGCATGAGGATGCTCTGCGTCCTGTCGGCGGATGGCGGCAGCGCGCATCTGTTGATCTAAACGGCGTTGTCCGGTCCATGATTGCGTGGGAGGAAAATGACGGGTTGCGTCAAGTGGCGGCTGGAACGTACAATAACTTGTACGTCATCAACGCAAACGGCACCGCGACTGACATTACTCCGGCTGGCTTAACTGCTGGGCGCATTGACGCAAATATTAATACGGCATACGGCGGCGGGTTTTACGGCAACGAGGAATACGGTCTGCCACGCGCTGACACTGAAACCATCCTTCCGGCCACAACTTGGTCACTAGAAAACTGGGGTGAATACCTGCTGGCTATGTCATACGATGACGGCAAGCTGTACGAGTGGCAGGGTGACGTTTTGACTGACGCCGCGCTGATCGCAAACGCTCCCACAGATTGCACTGGCATGATGGTCACGGAAGAGCGCTTTGTTGTGTGCTTCGGCGCAGGCGGCGATCCGCGCAAGGTGCAGTGGTCGGATCAGGAAGATAACACAACTTGGACGCCCGCGGCCACAAACCAAGCTGGTGACATAAATCTGCAAACTAACGGTGTTATTTTGGCTGGGTTACGCACACGCGGCCAGTCGCTTATTCTGACCACAGAAGACGCCCACACATTAACGTATTCCGGCCCACCATTTGTGTATGGTGTAGAGCGCGTCGGCACTTCCTGTGGGCTTGTGGCGGCCCGTGCGGCGGCTTCTGTTGACAATGGCGTGATTTGGATGGGATTGCGTGGCTTCTTTATTTACTCTGGCGGCAGGGTCCAGAGCGTCCCGTGTGACGTGGCTGACTATGTGTTCAGCGACATCAACAAGGATCAGCGCTCCAAGGTGTCTTGCGTAGTCAACAGCGCTTGGAACGAAATTTGGTGGTTTTACCCCAGCGCAGACAGCATTGAGTGCAACCGCTACGTTGCCTATGACTTTGTTGAGGGCATCTGGATAACAGGCGAAATGGATCGCACCGCTGGCGTTGATCGCGGCGTGTTCCGTTACCCAATGTTCATTGCAAGCGATGGTGAGCTATACGAGCATGAGATCGGCTATAGCTACGGTTCAAGCACTCCCTATGCCGAAACCGGGCCTATTTCTATTGGGTCTGGCGACAACTTAATGAACGTTGTTGAGCTTATCCCCGACGAGAAAACTCAGGGCGATGTGACTGCCACGTTTAAAACACGCTTCTATCCAAATGGCGATGAAAGCGAATACGGGCCTTTTAGTATGAGCAACCCCACTTCGGTTCGTTTCCAAGGGCGTCAAGTGCGTATGCGAGTTGAGGGCAACGTCGCTACTGACTGGCGTGTTGGCATCATGCGGCTTGATGCGCGGCAGGGTGGGCGTCGATGAGAGTTGTGCCGCCAATTACCTTTGACCTGTCAGCGTGGGCGGAAAATATGCGCCGCTACCTTGGCAAAGCTCTAAACCAGCTTGACGCCAAAGATGCGTCTGTGTCGGCGGCAGAGGATGGCGTTTTGCTCTGGGATCGCGAAGAGGGCTACCCGGTTGTCTCAAAGAACGGTGAGTGGGTGCAAGTTGTTTTGGAGGACGGCAAGTATTCCGGGGCAGTGACAGCTGACCAAACTGCCGCGTCCATAAACACAGCTTACGCACTGACTTACACCTCCAGCACCGCTGACGGTATTGCTAACGGTACTCCAGCCTCTCGCATTGTGTTTGATGAGGCTGGTCAGTATATGATTAGCTTTTCTGCGCAGATTGCATCGACATCAAGCTCAACTGTAAACTTCTGGTTCTGGCCACGGGTCAATGGCTCTGATGTTACTGGGTCAACAATGAAAAACGCACTGCATCAAAACGGGTCTGTTTTAGTTGTTTCGCGCTCTGCAATATTTGAGCTTAACGCTGGAGATTACCTTGAGGCTATGTGGGCAGTAGACAGCACCACTGGCTTTCTTGACGCAACAACCGCAACTGCGTTTGCGCCTGCCGCGCCTTCCTCAACTATAGCGATTACGAGGTTGCATGGATAAAGATTTAGCCAGATGTAAGCCTTGGATTGAGGCAGCTTTAAGATACAGCGGCGGCACGCATGACTTTGCGGATATAGTCGATGGCTTGCAGAAAGGCACGTTACAACTGTGGCCTACACCAAGGGGGTGCATAGTCACTGAAATAGTGGTATATCCGAAGAAACGCGTGTTAAACGTCTTTCTAGGTGGCGGTGAGTTGGACCAAATTTTAGATATGCACGATGATGTGATAGAATGGGGCAAAGCTCAGGGTTGCAGCGCTCTAACAATGTCTGGCCGATACGGCTGGAAGAAACCATTAAAGGCACACGGCTGGGAAGCTTATCATGCCTCATACATTAAGGAGTTTGAGTAATGTCAGGCGGAAAAGGTGGATCAACTTCCTCAACGGTAACAGTACCACAGTACATTGAGGATGCGGCAAAAGCTAATTTAACCAAAGCTGAAGAGATTTCAAAAATCGGCTACACGCCATACTACGGTCCAGACGTTGCCGCGTTTACTCCGATGCAGCAAGCGGCCTTTCAAGGCACAGCCGATCTCGCCAGCGCATTTGGCACGGCTGGTGGCGGCATGTCTCAGCAAGACATTATGGGCGGTATGCCTGCGCCAACCACATACGCTGGCGGTGTTCAGGGGTACTCATCGGCCCCAATGTTTGAGCAATCCATGGCTGAGCTTGAGACGCGGCGTCCCGGCCAATACGCTGCAATCAATGCGCCATTCATTGATCCTGTGACTGGCGCGCAACCTGCGGCCCCATACGGAACTAACGGGGCTGATACGTCAGTTCCGATTGGTGGAATTGGAGCAGGCGCTGGCGGTGCTGCCCCTAACTCAGGCTCTAATAACGATGATGATTTTCATCAACAAATGATGGCAAACGCATCTAATCAAGGTGCGGGTGGTAGTGGTGGTTTCGGCCTTTCTCCATCCGGCACAGTATCCGCGTATCTTCCGGGTGGCGTGAATGACCCAAATTTAGGTCTTCCAGTAAACCAATTCATTGCAGGGGCAACCAGCCCAACTCAGCAATCTGGTGCGGTAACAAGTAGCCCCAGCCCTGTCAGTAGGGACTCAGCCGGTACAAGCGACACTAGCAGCTGCGTAGTGGCGACACACGCAGTTAACTCAGGTGCATTTTCCCCGGCCACCAAGCGTGAGGCTGTTGTGTGGTGCATGAACGCGCTGCACGGTAAATGGTGGGGCGAGGCTGTACGGCGCGGCTATCGTTACTGCGGCAATAAGAAAATCGAGCAAGGCAAAGCGCGTGAGCATTACGGAGAGTTCCGTCGTTACATTGACTTTGCCAGTGGTAAAAAGCGCACACTTCGAGGCGCACTTACGTTTACATTCCGAACTGCACAGTTTTTTGCAGTCGGCCTAGTTAAGAGGGACGCATAAGATGGGTAGTTCAGCAGCGGGAAGTCCAAATGCTCTTACAATGGGTCCAGCGGTTATGCCGAGAGGATTGGCATCTGGACCCAGCAAGGGGTCTGGGGCTGGTGGCGGACAAGTAGCACTTCCACATGTCGCTCTGCCTCCAACTCAAGGGCAATACTCTCCAATGCAACCAACTGGTGGCGGGCAAGTGGCGCGCCCAGCAGTTATGCCTCCACCTCAAGGGCAATACTCTCCAATGCAACCAACTGGCGGCTTCAACGTCAATCAAGCGGCGGCTGGTAGCTTGCAGCAGGCGATTGGCACGGCTGGCGGGCTTGCCAACTTTCAAGCGCAAAGAATGCAGGCCGCTGGCGCTGGCCCGACAGCAACTTACGGCGGCGCTACTGTTGCTCCGGCTGCAACTTACGGCGGCGCTACTATTGAGCGCACTCAGGGGCCACAAGCTGCACAGCTTGGAGCGGTTGAGCGCTACGCTGGGGCATCAATAAGCCCCATTGAGCGTGCGCAAGCCGCGCAACTGGGCGATGCAGAGCGGATGCAAGGCGTCGGGGCTGTTCGCTCCGCTATGGCCCCCGATCAAATCGCAGTTGACCAAATACGAACTGCCGACATCTCCCAATACATGAACCCATATCAGCAGCAAGTTATTGATGCGGGTCAGGCTGATATTGAGCGTCAGCGTCAGATGGCCTCTGAAAACCTTGCAGCGCAAGCTCAGCGCGCGGGTGCCTTCGGCGGCTCGCGTCAGGCTGTGCAGGAAGGTGTGTTGGCTGGCGAGGCTCTTCGTCAAACAAGCGCATTATCCGCGCAGCAGCGTCAGGCGGGCTTTCAGCAGGCAGTTGAAAGCGGCAAGTTTGATATTGGCCAAGTGCAGCAAGCGCGCACACTTGAGTCACAACAGGGCTTTCAGGCTGAGCAGCTTGGTCAGCAGGCACGCGAAGCAGCGGCGGCTCGTGAGCAGGCCGCTCGCGCAGGCAACATGCAGGCGGCTAACCGCTTTGCAGAGCAGCAGGCTCAGCTTGAGCAGCAAGCGACACTGGCAAACCAGTCGGCATTTAACACTCGCGCACAGGCGCAGGCTGGATTGCAACAGCAGGCTGGTCTTGCGTCCATGCAGGCTGCAAATCAGTTTACCACTCAGCAGGCGCAGATGGAGCAGCAAGCTGGTTTGGCGTCTGCGGCCCAAGAGGCCGCACGCGCTTCGCAGCAGGCAGGGCTTCTTCAAAGCGCAGGTCTGGCCGGGGCAGCCGCACAAAACGCAGCAGCAGCTCAACAAGCTGGCCTTACGCAAAGCGCAGGTTTATCAAACCAAGCGGCAATCAACCAAGCAGTGCAAGCTCAAGCCGCTCGTCAGCAGGCGGCCAATCAAAGCAACTTTGGCGGCCAGTTCCAAGCCGCTGGTGTTCGCGCGGGTGCAGCAGGTCAACTTGGCCAGCTTGGCCAGCAAGCATTTAACACGTCGCAGGCTATACAGCAGCAACAAATGCAGCAGGGCTTGATGCAGCAGGGCTTGCAGCAGCAGCTCATTGATGCGGCTCGCGGGCAGTATGCAGGTGCGATTGGCGCACCGCAGCAATCACTCGGATTGCCGCTTGCCGCGTTGGGTGCAGCGCCAGCTCCTCAAAGCACTACGCAAACGCAAAAACCCGGCTTGTTTAATTACATGCAGCTTTTCGCAGGAATGTGCTGGGTTGCCCGCGAGGTTTACGGTGAGGACGATCCAAAGTGGCTGCAATTCCGCGAGTGGGTTATTGGTTACTCACCAAACTGGTTTTACAAAGCGTACAGCAAATATGGCGAAAATGTGGCGAAAGTTGTGGCGAAAGTACCGGCTCTTAAACTTGTCATCCGCCCGTTCATGGATGCCAAGCGCAAGGCAATGGGGTATAAGTAATGCCGCAAGGTTTTATCCCTCTTTCAACGCAAATGGACTTTCTCTGGAATGAAGTGCAGGGAAAGGAAAAGTCTGGCTTTGGCAAGTTTCTTACGGCCGACGCTTCAACGCCGGAAGACTATGCAACGCTGTGGGATAAATACTATGAGCGCTCTGGCGGCGCTGGCGACGAGAAAGCCAGAAACTACGCCAACAGCGTTTACGCAGCAATGGCCGATGGCACGTCCAATCCCGGTGTGATCTCTCCAAACGCAAAGTTTGCTTACGGATACCTCACACAAAAGGGTCTCACTCCGCAGCAGGCCGCTGGCGTCACTGGTCGATTGATGGCTGAGAGCTATCAAGACATGAACCCAGACGCTCGCAACACTATGGCAGGCGGCAAAGGCACATATGGCATCGCGCAGTGGCGCGGCAGTCGGATGGGCGATTTGGCCGATTTTGCAGGCGTTGACGTGTCAGACATTACATCACTGCCAGCGACCACTGCCAGTGGCGGTTTACTTACAAGCAATCAAGGGGGTCAAGACATGGCCATTTCGAATAAGCCTCCATACATGATGGGCGGCGAGGAAACTTACAACGCGCCTAACATGCAGCAGCAAGGCGGGATGCGCGGGCTTCTGTCAACTCTGAAAGACAAGGCGACTGCTGTTAATCCGCAAACCGGGTTGACGGGTCTTCAGACTTTTGCAGCTGCGCTTGACCCTCTTATTTTGCCAGAACTGCGTGGTGGTGGTGAGGCTATTCGGAAGCAGGGTGCACAACGGGTTGCTTCTGGGAACAGGAATAGAACTATTGAAATGCTGCGGGCTAGAGGTCGTGACGACTTGGCTGATATGCTTGAGCGCGGCATGATCTCTCCAACCGATGCGGCTGGGCAGTTACTTGCTACGCCAAAAGAAAAAGGCAAAGTTGTTGACGCTTCAGTTTTGCGCCAAATGTTCCCCGGCGCTGAGATTGACCCCGGCCTTTATAATTTGAAGCCCGATGGCACTGCGAGTAAAATTGGTGGCGGTGGAGTTAATATTTCCACAACCGTGGCGGCCGCTGGCGAGAAAAAATTTGAAGAAAAGTTTGCAGAACTGGACGCAAAAGCATTGGCTGATGTTGCTGGCGTTGGTGCTACTGCATCCAGAAGCCTTGCACAAATTGGTCGCCTTGAGGCATTGCTAAGCAACATTGACAGCGGCATGGGCGCAAGCGTTAAGGAGTTCGCAGGAAACTTTGGCATTCAGACGGAAGGGCTTGATGACATTCAGGCGGCAAATGCACTAATAAGTTCTCTTGTGCCAGCGCAACGGCCTCCGGGGTCTGGCCCAATGTCAGACGCAGATTTGGAGCTTTTCAAGCGGTCTCTGCCTCGCATAATCAACTCGCCGGGCGGCAACCAAATTATCGTTAATACAATGCGCGGTCTGGCTGAGTATGATGCAGAGGGCGGTAGGATTGTGCAGCGCTTGCGTAAAAAGGAAATTACGCAAGCTCAAGCGTTTGAGCTACTGAACAGCCGACCAGACCCGTTTGCAGCGTTTAAGGCTCCAGCAGGGACAGCGCCGGCTGGCGACCTAGATCGCGATGCGGCGCGAAGACTTCTGGAAACAACTCGATAAGGAGCCGATCATGGCGGAAACGATGACATCGGCGGAGTCCTCACAAATTCTTCAAGCCATTAAGGTTTTGGAGGAACTAGAGGCTAACGGTACAATTACAGCAAGCGAGCAGGCCGCATTGGATCGCGCTCGCGAGAAGCGGAAGCCTGCCAAGCAAGCCGAGCTTGAGACTCGCGCTACATACGGCGGCTTTACAGCTGGTGCGCTGATGAACCTAAACGACGAAGCTCGCGGCGCATACAACTTTGCCAACGAGCTAATAGCGAAACGCGACATGGAGGGTGCAAAGGCAGCTTACGCGAAGTACCGCGACCTCCAGCGCCAGATTGACGAAGCATTGCAGCTTCTAGCCCCCGAGCAATACGCTAGTGGCCAAACCTCTGGCGCAGTTACGAGCATGGTTGCACCCGGCGGCGTGGCGTTCAAAGCTGGATCAAAGTTACCCGTGTTAGGCCAAATGGCCACGTCTGGCGGCGTTGGCGCGGCGGCCACAGCTTTGCCACAATTCGGTCGTGGCGAAGGCGGCTTCACTGAAAGAGTTTCAGAAAT